CCCCGATGCCTGCCAGCACCGGGGCGCCGCCGCAGTACACGCGTTTCAGCCGCGTGCCATTGGCCTAAGCCCTGCCGCTCTCCGGAGAGCGCGTGCAGTTTGCTTAACAAATGTCGCAATAGCTGAGACTTGAACACAAAGACCCTATTCCCTTGGCCGGGCGGTAAAACGCGCCTGGTGAAATACCTGCTGCCTCTGATCAACCAGCGGGATCACACCTGCTACGTTGAAGCCTTCGCCGGTAGTGCTGCGATGCTGTTCGAACGCTCGCCGGCGAAGATCGAGGTGCTCAACGACACACACGGCGAGCTGGTGCGGCTGTACCGCGTTGTGGCCAACCACCTGGACGAGTTCGTTCGACACTTCCGCTGGTCCCTGACCAGTCGTGAGATGTACCGGTGGGCACAGCTGCAGCACGTCGACACGCTGACCGATATCCAGCGCGCGGCCCGGTTCTACTACCTGCAGAAGCTAAGCTTTGGCGGGAAGGTGGAAGGCCGAACGCTTGGGGTTGGCCCGACTGGTGCGAAGCGCATCAACCTGCTCCGGCTGGAACAGGATCTGAGCGATGCCCACATGCGGCTGCATGGCGTGGTGATCGAGCAGTTGCCCTGGCACCGGTGCATTGAAAAGTACGATCGGCCCGAGACGCTCTTCTTCTTGGATCCGCCGTACTGGCAGACCGTCGGGTATGGCCAGGCCTTCCCGCTGGAAGAGTACGAGCAGCTTGCCGCCGTGATGGGCACGTTGAAGGGTAGGGCGATCCTCACCATCAACGATCACCCGCAGATGCGCGCGCTGTTCGATCAGTTCCAGCGGGTCAGCGTCCCGATTCGATACACGGTCGGAGGCGGTGCCGGGGTGGCACGCACCGAGCTGATCTACACCACGTAGCTGGGCCATGGCCCGGCGTTCTCTATGCCCGTTCCCCGACCGGATCAACCCTCGCGCCTAGCCGGCAGCGGGGCGGGCACCTTTCTGCAGGAACCTCTGATGGCCAAGATCACCGCTCAACAGGCAGGCGGCACTAACGTCGTCGCCTTCCTGGACATGCTGGCCTGGTCGGAGGGCACCAGCACCAGCCCGGCGACGAAGAACCAGGGATACGACGTGATCGTGACCGGTGCCGACCGTGTGCCGGAGATCTTCACCGACTACTCGGTCCACCCGTTCTCCCGCGGACGGAAGTCGAAGGCCATCAACAGCAAGGGCCTGACCTCCAACGCATCTGGTCGCTACCAGTTCATGCTGAAGGACTATGCCCACTACCGCGCGCTGCTCAAGTTGCCGGACTTCGGGCCGCTCTCGCAGGATCTCTGGGCCATCCAGCTGATCCGCGAACGCCGCGCTCTGCCGTTGATCCAGGCGGGCCGCATCAGCGACGCCATCAAGGCCGTGCGCAACATCTGGGCGAGCCTGCCGGGCGCAGGCTACGGCCAGCCGGAGCACGCTCTGGAGAAGCTGCTGGCTGCCTACCGCAAGGCTGGCGGGGCAGTGGCGCCGTGACCGAGCCGATGAGTACCCTTAAAACCTTCGTTGGGACGTTCACCGCTGCGGTGGTGGCGCCGGCGACGGCTGACGCATTGCGCGAGGCCGAGCGAATCATCCTGGGCGTGCCGCAGTCCGTGCTGCTGGTGGCAATGGCCGGCGCACTGATCGGCGTGTTGTTGCTGCCGGAGAAGGACGCAGAGCGAGTAGCCGCCGATTCCAACCGCAGGCGTGGCCACCGATTCCTTCAGACGGCTGCGCGCTGGGCTGCGCTGGCAGTTGCAGTGGTGGCCTACGCCATCGTGGCCGCATGGGTCATCGCAGTTGCTGCGTCCATCTGGCCGGCACTGGCCGGCGCCCCACAGCTGCCGCTGGCCGGTCTGTCCGGCGTCCTGATCCGCCGGCTGCTGCCCGGCTATGTGCGCATGGTGGAGAGAGCCACCGGCGCCATCGGAGGCGAGAAGCCATGAGCGTGCTGATTCGATTCTTGACCGCTTTGTGGGCGCTGGTCGTGGGTGCCGCTGCCGACGCGCTGCGTTGGCTGGGCAAACCTGGGAGCAAGGTCAAGCTGGTGTGTGCCGTGCTGGCCTTTGGGTGTTTGGTCTCCGGCCTGACGGCTTGGGAGAAAGAGCAGAAGATCCGCGATCTGAACGCCCAGGTCATCAAGGTCCAGGCGGATTGGAAAGCGGACGCTGCCCGGCTGCAGGCTGACGTGGACACCCGCGATCAGCGCCTGGCCGAGGTGGCAATCGCACTCCGGGCAGAGGCAGAGAAACTGGAAGCCTTGAAGGCTGAGAGTGCGGCTGCACTCCAGAGCCTGGCCGGCAAGATCGAAGCCTCTGAGAAGGAGGCATCTACCTGGCGCGGTCGGTACGAGCAAAGGCCGGACACCTGCAAGGCAGCGCTGGAGCTGCTCGATTCCGCCTGCCCAGCATTGAGGGGGTACTGAAATGCGCGCCATCGTGATTGCCTTCGCCATGCTGCTGGCCGGCTGCCAAGCCGCACCCGTCAAGCAGAACGTGCCAGCGCCGGCCGTGATCAAAGTGCCGGTGGCCACCTACGTTCCAATCGATGCCGCGCTGACCAAGCGCTGTCGCTGGGTGCGCGATGGGAAGCCATCGGAGGTGTTCGATGTGAGCAACGGAAGGAAGCGATGCCTCCTTCAGTACGAGGCGCAGCTCGATGCCGTCGACCAAGTGCAGGGCATGCCGGTGCCAACCCCCGATAGCGCGGAATAAGCGCGTTTCACGGGAAATGTTCCACGGCGCGGGGCCCCTGGGCTTATCCACAGCTACCGGGGGGAATTCGGACCCCGGTAAAAGACAGTATTTCGGCCTCTAGGGTGCTCCACCACAGGTCACGCATTTGGCGGTTTTTGCCGGGAGAAACCGCATTTTCTGGCCTGAATAGGCTGTGCATCGGGTAGGACATGGCTGACATCCACGAATTCACCAAAGGCTGGTCCGTGGCCAGGCTGGCGGATGAGTTCGGGATGGACCGCCGAACGGCCAGCAAGCGCCTGAAGGAGGCCGGCGTCCCGCCGCTGACCAAGCGCGCCGGGCACGACGTCTATCGCCTGGCCGACGCAGCCCCTGCTCTCGTGAATCCGGGTGCCGCGGCTTTCGGCGCGGAGGGAGTGGTCGATCCGCGCGACCTGCCGCCGATGGAGCGCCGCGCCTACTACCAGTCGGAGAACGAGCGCCTGAAGGTCGAGTCGACCATCGGGCAGCTGGTGCCGGCCGCAGAGGTCGAGGCCGATTACGCCGAGCTGGTGAAGAAGGTCGTGCAGTTCTTCGACACGCTGCCTGATGTGCTCGAGCGCAAGGCAGGGCTCACGCCAGAGCAGGTAGTGAAGGTACAGGACGAGTGCGATCGCGTCCGGCAATCCATGTACGAGGGCATCACCGATGACGACGTACGCGACAGCGCGTAGCGTGCGCCAAGGCGTTGCCGAGATGATCCGGCCGCCGCGCCGCATCAGGGTGAGCGAGGGTGCACGGGTGCTGCAGGTGGCCAATGCCGCCGGCGCCGCCGGTTCCTGGGATCCGGATACGACGCCCTACATGGTGGAGCCGCTGGATACGACCGGCAGCCGGCATTACGAGGCCGTGGTGTTCGTAGGGCCGGCGCGGTCGGGCAAGACCATCTCGCTGATCGATGCGCGTCTGGCCTACCTGATCACCTGCAACCCGGCGGACGCCATGGTTGTGCAGATGTCCAAGGATGCGGCCGAGGACTACAGCAAGACCCGTATCGCCCGCAGCATCGCCGCCAGCCCGGAGCTACGCTCCCGGCTGAGCCCGCGTGCCCACGACGACAACATCCTGCTGAAGTTCTTCCGGTCGGGAATGTCGCTGCGCATGGGCTGGCCGTCGGTGTCGGTGCTGTCGGGCAAGGACATCCACGACGTGCTGATGACGGACGTGGACAACTACACCGGCGACCTGACGATCGACGAATGCTTCGGCCTGGGCCTGAAGCGCACGCAGACCTACATGTCCGCCGGAATGGTGGTGGCCGAGTCGAGCCCGGCAGCGGACTACGCCGACGGCGCGTGGAAGCCGCTGCACCCGCACCAAGGCCCACCGGCCGCCGGCATTGCCGCGCTGTATGCGCGCGGTGACCGCCGCCGCTGGTACTGGCCCTGCCCAGAATGTGGAGAGCGGTTTCAGGCCGCGCCCGGCTATGACGGGTTCGCGCTGCCGCCGATGGAGGAACTACTCGAGCGCGTCGTGCTGGACGACGTGCAGAAGATGGCGCGGCACTATTCGCTGCTGCACTGCCCGCACTGTGGTGTCGGGCTGCAGCATCGGTGGAAGGACGGGATGAACCGCAGCGGCGTCTGGGCTGCGGAGGGCCAGGTCGTGCACGCCGATGGAACGGTCACCGGCGACCGGCCGGAGGCGCGCATCGCCAGCTACTGGCTCGGCGGTGTCGCTGCGTCCTACCAGTCGTGGGAATCGCTGATCGAGCGATACCTCCAGGCGCTGCGCACCTTCGCCACCACCGGTGAAGAGCGCCCGCTAAAGACCACGCACAACGTGGACGGGGCGATCAACTACGTACCGATGGCGGCGCGGTCGGCCAGCGACCCGAACGAGATGCAGGAGCGCGCCGAGGTCTGGCCTGCTGGCGCGGTGCCTGCTGGCGTGCGCTTTCTGCTGGGTGAGGTCGACGTCCAGGCCAACCGCTTCGTCGTGCTGGTGCTGGGCTTCGGCATCGGCGAATCCGGGCAGCTGGAGCGCTGGGTGGTGGATTCCTTCACCCTGCGCACGTCCAAGCGCGAGGATGGCTCAGGCGGCTTCCTGCCGCTGGACCCGCCGAAGTACCTGGAAGACTGGGAACGCCTGGTCGAGAAGGTCATCAGTCGTCGCTATCCGCTGGACGATGGCACCGGCCGCAGCATGCCGGTCCACGCCGTGGGCATCGACTGGGGCGGCAAATCGGGCACCTCGGTGCGCGCGCTGGAGTTCTGGCGTTCGCTCAAGGCCCGGAAGCTGCACGCCAGGGTCAGGCTGATCAAGGGCGACGCGCGCCGCGAGGGCGGGTTGTTCCGCGAGACCTTCCCCGACAGCAGCAAGCGCCGGGACCGTAAATCCGGGTCGAAGGGCGATGTGCCGCAGCTGCTGCTAAACGTAGACCGGCTGAAGGACACCGTCGACGCCAACGTGAAGCGGGCAGAGCCCGGCCCGGGCTACTACCACTTCCCCGACTGGCTGCCGGAAGCGTTCTACGCCGAGCTGACAGCGGAATCGAGGACGGCCAAGGGCTGGGAGAACCTGGCGAAACGACGCAATGAGGCGTTCGACCTGTGCGGCTACGCCGAGGGCATGGCGCTGTGGCTGAAGGTTCCTGCCATCAACTGGACCACGCCGCCGCCATGGGCCGCGCCGTGGGACGACAACCCAGACGTGAGGGCAGACGACGTCGCGCCGGCGCCAATGCCGCGCACGCGCACCCGCCGCGTCATCCGAAGCAAGTACCTGGGACGCTGAAATGGCATTCACCACCAAGCAAGTCGAACAACTGGAAGCCGCGATCGCGGCCGGCGTGCTGAGCGTCCGATATGCCGACCGCACCGTGACCTACCAGAGCCTGGTGGAAATGCGCCGCCTGCTGAAGCAGATGCGCGATGAGCTGGGCCAGGCCGCAGGTGTGCCGCGGCGCCGCCGCGTCGTTCGCCTCTACCAATCGGGGACCGGCAATGTCTGATATCGCCGAGAGCAGCTACCGCGCCGCCGGCAATGGCCGCCGCCTTCGCACCTTCCGGCCGACGTCGCTCGGGCCCAACGCATCGCTGTTGGGTCTGCCGACGCTGCTGGCACGGGCACGGCACCTGGCCCGGAATGACCCTTGGATGGTCAGCGCGCTCAACAAGAGCGTGTCGAACGGCATCGCCACCGGTATTCAGGCGAAGCCGATCTGGGGCACGAAGGAGCACAAGAAGAAGGTCACCAAGCTGTGGACCCGTTGGGGCAAGTACGCTGACGCCGATGGCGTGCTGGTATGGGAAGGCCTGCAGGCGCTCGCCTGGCGCGAGTGGAAAGAGGCCGGCGAGGTGTTCGCCCGCATCCGGTACCGGCGGCCCGAGGACGGCTTGCCTGTGCCGCTGCAGGTGCAGCTGATCGAATCGGAGCAGTGCCCGCAGCACTACAACGGCGTGGCCAGCAACGGCAACGTGATCCGGCAGGGCATCGAGGTCGATAGCATCGGCCGCCGGGTGGCCTACTGGATGTACCGGGAGCACCCGGGCGACCTGCAGCTGACCGTCAACGGCAACGAGCTGGTGCGCGTGCCGGCGGAGCAGGTGCTGCACCTGTACCGGCCGAACCGTGCGGGCGCGATGCGGGGCGTGCCGGGCTCGGCGCCTGCCTTGCTGCGCATGTTCAACCTGGACCGCCTGGATGATGCGGTGCTGGAGCGTCAGGCCCTGGCCAACCTGTTCGCCGGCTTCATCACCTCCGACGCCAATGGAGAGGGCGAGGATGGCGATGGCGTAGGCGAACTGATTACCGGCGAGGATGCTGACGGCACGGCCATCGGTGGCCTCGAACCCGGCACCCTGCAGCAGCTTCCGCCTGGGCTGAAGATCGACTTCGCCGATCCGCCCAGCGCCGGCTCTGACTATGCCGAGTTCTTGCGCGGGCACCTGCTGGCGATCTGCGCCAGCCAGGACGTGCCCTACGAGGTGCTCACCGGCGACCTGCGCAACGTCTCTGACCGCGCGCTGCGCCTGATCCTCAACGAGTTCCGCCGTGTCATCGAGCAGGACCAGTGGCTCTTCATGATCCCCATGTTCTGTCAGCGGGTCCGCGACGCCTTCATGGACCAGGCGGTGCTGGCGGGTCTGCTGAAGGTGCCGCGCTACGCAGCCCTGCGCGATGACGTGACCGAAACCCTGTGGGTGCCCGAGGGCTGGCCCTGGAGCCACCCTGTGCAGGACGTGACCTCCGAACTCAAGGCGGTGCGGGCGGGCTTCAAGTCGCGCAGCAAGGTGGTGCTGAGCGCCGGCGAGGATCCCGAACAGGTCGATGCCGAGCAGGCGCAGGACAACCAGCGCGCAGACGCGGCCGGGCTTCGCTACGACAGTGACCCGAGGCGAACGAACGCCTCTGGTGCCCGGCAGGACGACGAACCCGGCGCCCTTGGCGCCAACGACGATGAAAGGAATGACGATGACGAGTAAGCCTGGCCTGTTGGCCCGAATGCTGGGTCGCGGCAGCCGTGCGCCCGTGGTGGCCTCGCTCGCCGCCGCGGTCCTCAACCAGCCCCTGCTGGTGCAGCCGTCCATCGGCGAAGCGCTCGTGGGCGGCTATCTGGAAGGAAAGGTCACCAGCGACGACAGCGTGCTGAAAGCAGACCGCTTCGAGGTGTCCGGCCCCGATGGGCAGCCGGTGGGCGTCGCCCAGAACCTGATCGGGGTGATCAACCTGTCCGGTGCAATGGTGAACCGGCCGATGCCCGGCCCCAGTGGTTCGGGGCCCGTGAGCTATGCCGCGGTGCGCGACACCTTCGACGAACTGCTCAACGACGAGGCGGTGACGTCCATCATCCTGCGGCTGGATACGCCGGGTGGTATGGCGTCGGGCTGCTTCGACCTGGTCGACCACATCTTCGAGGCGCGCGGCCGGAAGCCGGTGTATGCGCTGGTCGATGACCATGCGTACTCGGCCGGCTTCGCCCTCGCTTCGGCGTGCGATGAGATCTGGATCAGCCGCACCGGCGGGGTCGGATCGGTGGGCGTGGTCCGCTATCACCACGACTGGAGCGGCAATAACGCCCAGATGGGCTTGAAGGTGACGCCGCTGTTCGCCGGCGCCCGCAAGGTCGACTTCAATCCGAACTTCCCGCTCAGCGAAGAAGCGCATGCCGAGGCCCTGGCCGATCTGGAGGACATGCGCACGATGTTCGTGGACACCGTGGCGCGGAATCTCGGCATGGATGCTGCGGCAGTGAGCGCTACTGAGGCGGCCTGCTACCGCGGCCAGGCCGCCGTGGCAGTGGGCTTCGCTACCCGGCTCGGCACCTGGCACGACCTGATCGCACACCTCGGTGCCGCTGAAGCACCGCCGCCGCCCGCGCCGGGCAACTCTGACCCGGACGACGAGCCGGAGGCAGCGGCAACGCCTCCGGTGCCCGAGGCGGCCACCGCACCGGCTGCAGCAGTGGTGGAGAACCCGGCGGCAGCGTTGGCAGCAGCAGTCGCGTCCAGTGAGCTGCCGCCGGCACTCGCGGTGGCCCTCCTGCGGCGCCCGCTGCAGGAGGCCGAGCCGGCGGCCAGCGCCATCGAGTACGCAACCGCAGTGCAGGACGCCTGCGCTGCGGCGCTGCGTGGCGATGACACCCTCGCAGCCAGCTTCATCGAGAAGAACACCGACCTCGACACGGTGCGTGCACAGCTGTTGTCGATGAAGGCGGAGGAAGGCCGCAGCACCCAGGTCGTCACCGCACACCCGGCTTCCATGGCCGATCAACGCGCCGCCGACATCAAGGCGCAGCTGAACCCCAACCACATCTACAAGAACCGAGGTAACTGACGATGGAAATCAACCTGGCCGGCACCCGTACCGGCGAATTCCTGCTGTCCGAAGCGGGCGGCGAGCGCAGCCGCGAACTGATCCGTCTGCCGGCCGGGCAGGGCATGCTGTCCGCCGGCACCCTGCTTAAGGCTGACAACACCGTTGCTGCCAACGGCACCGACGCAGTGAAGGTGCTGTACGGCCCGATCGACACCGGCACCGATTCCGCGGCGCTGGCCGTCAAGGGCGCGGCGATCGCGCGCGATGCCGAAGTGTTCGGCGAGAAGCTGGGCTGGGCCAGCGGGGTCACCGCTGACCAGAAGCTGCTGGCCGCACTGAGCCTGGCCGAGTCCGGCATCATCACCCGCTGGACGCAGCAGCCGATCGCGTCGAACGCGGCCGATCACCTGGTGTTCGTGTCCGTGCCGGTGACCGGTACCGCAGGTGTGGCGCTGGGCCCGGTCGTGGCGCACGTCAAGGACGTCTTTGGCGCTCTGGTCACCGGCAGCACCGTCAGCGCCACCCTGGCCAAGGCCACCGGCACCGGCAACCTGACCGGCGGCGGCGCGAAGGCCGCCGTGGGTGGCGTCATCACCTGGGATGCCGCGACGCTGAGTGCCGCCGGCGACTACACCCTCAAGGTGACCGCCTCCGATCTGGACGAGGCAACCACCGACACCATCACCATCACCGCCGCCGGCGGCGGCTGACCGCCGAGCAGAGCCCCTTCAACCCGTTGACCCTTGGCCCCGCTTCGGCGGGGCCTTTTCGTATCCCCATTCGAGAGAGAAATCACTATGGATCTGCAGACCCTTCTGGCGCTGGGCGTGCTGAGCTTCGATGCCCTGAACGCCTACATCAATAACCTGCCTCGCATCCCCACCCGGCTGGCCGACATGGGCCTGTTCGAGGAAGAGGGCTTGGTCGGCACCACCATCGTCAGGGTGGGCATCAACGGCACCAAGCTGGTGCTGGTCCCGAACGTGCCGCGTGGTGCGCCCGGCCAGCCCAAGGGCCTTGAGCGTGGCAAGGTGAGGCTGCTGGAAACCACCCACCTGCCGCAGAACTCGACGGTCATGGCTGACAAGCTGCTGGGTGTCTATGATCCGGCCGACCCGGAAGGCAACAATGTTGCCGCCGTGGTCAATGCGCTGCAGGTGGTGCACAAGCGCGACCTGGACTACACCATCGAGTACCACCGAATGGGCGCGCTGCAGGGCAAGCTGCTCGATGCCGACGGCTCGGTCATCATCGACTTCTACGAAGAATTCGGTGTCGAGCAGTCCATCATCGGTATGGAACTGAACAAGGACGCCACCAAGGTCCGCGCCAAGTGCATTGCCATCAAGCGCGCGATCGAGGACAAGCTGGGCGGAATCCCGTACACCGGCGTCCACGTGTTCTGCAGCGCCGGCTTCTTCGATGCCCTGACCGACCACCCGGAAGTGCAGAAGGCCTACGAGCGCTGGCAGGACGGTGCCGCGCTGCGCGATGACGTCCGCAAGGGCTTCGTGTTCGGCGACATCACCTTCGAAGAGCTGCAGGGCAGTTCCGGTGGAAAGCTGGCCCTGGCCGACGGCGAAGCGATCGCGTTCCCGCTGGGTGTGCCCGACATGTTCCTGACCCGCTTCGCTCCGGCTGACTACCTGGAAACGGTGCGTGGCATTGGCCTGCCGTACTACACCAAGACCGCCCCGATGCGCATGAACAAGGGCATCCAGCTGGAAAGCCAGTCCAACCCGCTGAACATCAACACCCGACCGGATGCGGTGATCCGCCTGAAGGCCGGCGCGAAGTAAGCCAGCAGTGCCTGGCCCGCTTCGGCGGGCCGGGCAGGAGGGTGTATGGCCCAGATCAGGATCGGGGTCGACCCCGACAACGCCTTCGGGCGACAGCTGACCGAGCTGGAGCAGTCCCAGCTTCCCTACGCCGCGGCGCAGGCCGCCAACAAGGTGGCCTACGAGATCCGCGAGCGCTGGAAGCGTCAGGCACCGCGGGTATTCGACCGCCCAACGCCGCTGACCGTCAACGCGGCGATGTACCGCAAGGCCACCAAGGACCAGCCGTACGCCGAGATCTTCATCCGCGACGAGGCCTTCAAGGGCACGCCGCCGGCCAAGTACCTGCTGGCCGAGGTGGATGGTGGTCAGCGCCGCCGGAAGGGCTTCGAGCGGCTGCTGCAGAGCCGAGGCCTGCTTTCGCCGACGCAGTTTGCCGTGATGGGGCGCGGCGCCCAAGCCAACCAGTTCGGCAACGTGCCGGCCGGCCAGGTGACCAAGATCCTGTCGCAGCTGGGCGCGCAGCGGGACCGGTACCAGAATCAGACCAACGTCAGCCAGAAACGGCGGCGTGGCAAACGCAACAACCGTGATGGCGAGTACTTCGTGATCACCAAGCGCCGCGGCGTTCTGCGCCCGGGCATCTATGAGCGGATCGGACGCGGATCCGGTGTCCGCTCCATCTTCATCTTCACCAACACCGCTGCCTACACACCGCGCTACGACATCTTCGGCATGGCCGAGGACACCTGGAAGCGGCTGATGCCGTTCTTCCTGAAGCGCGAGCTGGAGAAGGCGATGGAAACCGCGAGGCCGCTGCCTTGAACCAGAGAGCTTTCATGCAGGCCTTCGACGCAGTCGCGTTCGGAGCCTTCCGCGCCGCCGGCGTGGCAGACGGCGCCTTTTACCTGCCGCCAGGTGCGACCGTGGAGGTGCCGTGCACGGTGCTGCTGGATGAGGGCGTCGAGCAGTTCACGCCGGATGACGTGGCGCCGGTGCCCATCACCATCGACAAGGTGGCCTTGCAGCTGTCGGAGGTGCAGCCGCGTGTGGGTGGTGTGGTGCGCATCGAAGGCACAGGCCGACGCCTGAAGCTGGTGCAGAAGATCCGCGCCGATGAATCGACGGCGGTGTGGGAGGTGGCCAATGTCTGACCGCAGCCCCAGCCCACGGAAGCAGCTGCTGCTGGCCATGGGCAAGACGCTGCAGATGATCAGCACCGCGAACGACTACCTGACCGACGCTGGCGCGGGGTGGACGCTGGAGCCGAAACCCGGTGACCAAGACACCCAGGCCGTGCTGACGGCCGTGATCGAGAAGCAGCAGCGGGCGGAGAGCCCGTCGAAGGTCCACACGCACCGACTGACCACGGTCAGCGTCATCGCCAAGGTTCCCTCCGACACCGAGGAATACCAGCAGGTGCTGGACGACCTGGTGACCGACATCGAGGCGGCTCTGGACACCCGCGTGGTCGCCCGCAACTTCCCTGACGGCATCCAGGTGCCGGTGTACGCCGGCATGGAGCCGCTGATGCCGGAGAGGGCCGGCGCGGGCTGGGTCGGCGTGCTGATGACCTACCAGTCCCACATCCCCAAGAAATAACCCGCCGCACAGCGGCAACCCAACTGGAGAGCCACCATGGCCGAAGATTACAGCTACCTGGGCAGCGGCATCGTCCTGATCCGCCTGTGGAACAGCAACGACCCCTTCCTCGAGGTCGGCAACGTTTCCGCCTACACCGTCGCGCCCCAGACCACCACCCTGGAGCTGGCCGACAGCCAGAACCCGGGCGGCGGCACGGCCAACAGCGTTGATCGCGTCACCGGCTACAACCTCAACTACACCTTCCACGACTTCAACGCCGAGAACTTCGCGCGCGCCACCCGTGGCAAGGCCAGCAGCATCGCCGCCGGCACCGTGGCCGACGAGCTGGTGGTGGCGACGCCGGAGCGCTTCTCGCCGCTGTCGCGTCTGGCCAGCGAAATCACCTCGGTCAAGCCCGTGACCGGCACCGATACCTACGTGGCCGGCAAGGACTACCGCTTCGAGCGCGGCATGCTGTTCATCCCGCCTGGCTCGGCCATCCTGGCGCCGGCGACTGCGGGCCAGCCCAACGTCAAGGTCACCTACAAGAACGCGGAACTGGGCCACGTCGAGGCCGCCGTCACCTCGCAGCAGTACTACGAGATGCAGTTCTACGGCGCCAACGAAGCCCGTGGCGGCAAGCTGGTGCGCATGGTGGCGCACAAGGTGTCCGGCGGCGTCATCGAGAGCATGGGCCTGATCGGCAACGAGTACGGCGCCGGCAGCGTGCCGGGCAAGCTCGTGAAGGACGCAGCCAAGGCCACCGGCTCGGACAAGTCGGCCTACTTCTACTGGCAGCAGGAGAAGTAAACCATGGCGGATCTGGACGTGATCAACCCGCCATCGCGCACGGTCCCTTTCCGTGGCCAGGCGCTGTCGGTGACGCCCCTCCGCCTGCAGCAGATCGGCCCCTTCATCACGGCCAGCCGCACCATCATCGCCCGCGTGGCGATGATGGTCGGTGCTGTCGAAGGTGCGCCGGCCGCTGCAACGGGCGCCATTCTGCTGGACCTGCTCGAGCAGGACAGCGCCGATCTTGCCGCCGCGCTGGCGGTGGCATCGTGCTCCGAAGCGAACTGGACCTCCGGCGCCGAGCTGGATGAAGCGCTGCGCCGCCACGCGGAGTGGATCGCCGGCGGCACGCTGGAAGAAATCGCGGACCTGCTCGAGGCCGTGGTAGGGCTGAACCGGGATTTTTTCGCCCATCGCCTGCGGAGCCTGCTGCTACACGCCAGGCCGCCGGCGGAAGAGAACTCGGGCTCGCCGACCTCGCCCAGTACCTGATCGCCCGCGGCCACAGCAGGGCCGATGTCATGACGTACACCCTGGCGCAGATCAGGGGCTACACCGCTGCTGCAGCCCATGACGAGCACGAGCGCGAGCGAGCGCGCCTCGCCCACACCGCCAACGCCATCCGGGCGGCGATGTGGGCCGAGCAGAGCGAATGGCAGGCGTACCAGGCCGAACTGAGCGGCAAGGCCCCTGCGCCGAAGAATCAAGGAACCACGACCCATGGCTGAGCCTTCAGCGAATCTGCGCGTCCGAATCAGTGCGGACCTGGCCGATATCCGGCAGGGCCTGGGCGTGCTCACCCGCCAGCTGCGCGAGGTGCGCGCGGAGGCTGCTCGGCCGCTGCCGGCCAAGAACAACGTCGCCGATCTTGGTATCTCAGCCGGCCAGACGGCGCAGGCCATGCGGCAGCTGCCGGCGCAGTTCACCGACATCTTCACCAGCCTGCAGGGCGGCATGCCGTTCTTCACCGTGCTGGTGCAGCAAGGTGGCCAGATCAAGGACAGCTTCGGCGGCGTGGCACCGGCGCTGAAAGGCGTCTCGTCGGCACTGCTGGACATGGTCAACCCGTACACGGTTGCGGCTGCCGCGGTGGGCCTGGTGGTTTTCGCGTGGTACGACGCGGAACAGCAGGCTCAGGCCTACACCAAGGCGCTGGTGCTGTCGCGCAACGAGGCGGCCGCGACCACGCTGACGCTGGTCGATATGGCTAAGAAGACCAGTGATGCGCTGCAGGTGTCTGCAGGGGCCGGCGCGGAGGCGGCGCAGGCGGTCGGATCCAACGGCAAGATCGCGGCGCAGAATCTGCAGGCCGTGGCCAACGCAGCTGTGGCCATGAAGGAGGTCAGCGGCCAGGCGCTGGAAGACACCATCGCGCTATACGCAAAGCTGGCCGAAGACCCGGTCAAGGGTGCGCAGAAGCTCAACGAGCAGGTCAACTTCATGACCGTGGCTCTGTACGAGCAGGTCAAGGCGTTGCAGGAGCAGGGCCGCAACCAGGATGCGGTGACGGTGATCACCCGTGCTGCTTCCGATGAGACGGTGATGGCCCTTGCCAAGGTGCGTGCCAGCCAGAACCCGGTCATCGCCGGTTTTAAGGAACTCTGGGTTGAGGCTACGAAGGCCTGGTCCGCCATGCAGGCGAGCGTCGGCCTCGGGCCGGCCGCAGCGCAAATGCAGCACCTTCTGGCGGAGAATCAGCGCGAGCTGGCAAAGCTGAATGCCTTGGCATCTGGCGACCAGCGCGGCCTGCCCCTGGCCAGAAATCCCATCGCCCTGGCAGCCATGCAGCAGTCGATCAAGAATCGATCGGACAAGATCAAGGCGCTGGCCACTGACCTGATCAAGGAGCGGAAAGATGCTGAGGTAAAGGCGGCAAAGGATGCCAGTGTCGAGCAAATCCGACAGTTCGACGAAATCGCCGACTCCCAAGCGTCGAAGGAACAGAAGAAGAAGCAGGAAATTGCCCGCATCAACGGGCAGGCCGAAGTGGTTAGCCGCAGGGCACAGGCGGCTGGCTTGGTTGAAGAGGTGAAGAAGATCGAGGAACGGCGTGCTGCCGCTGTGGCCGCGATCGACAAGAAGTACGCCGAGAAGCCGAAGACTGGCAGCGGCACGGGGTCGGCAACCCGTGCGGCCGGTCTGCAGGGCTATAAGGACGACTTGCTCGCCGAACAAGCGCAGATCACCGCCAGCACGCAGCTCCTGCGTGCACAGTTCTCGGCGCGTGAGATTACCGCAGCTGAGTACTACAGCCGCATGCGTGAGCTGGTGCAGAGGAACACGGATGCACAGTCAAAGTCGCTGGAGCAGCAGGTTGCCTACCTGCAGAGGCAGTCGGTCGCTGGCAAGGAAGCCATCGGCGTAAATCGCCAGATTGGTGAAATTGAGGCTCGTCTGACGAAGATTCGTACCGAGGGGGCCAGCGCGCTCCAGGTGCTTTCAACGGAAGAAGCGGCGGCGATGAGGGCGAGGACCAATGTCATCGCCGCCTATGCAAATGCACTGGACGCAAGTAATCAGGCATTGCAACGGCAGCTCGCCACCCAGGCCCAGCGTGTGGGCATGGGTGACCGGGAATACGAAATTCAGCAGCGCATCAACGACGCATACGCTGACCAGGCCGACAAGCTCCGTGAGCTGCAGCTGCAGTTGAATGCCGGGCAGGTGGATCAGGAGACGTTTGAAGCTGAACGGGCAACGCTGATGGCCAAGACCCTCGACCGCCTGCAGCTGATCAAGGACGGCTACGAGGATCTCCGCCTGGCCGAGGGCAACTGGTTGGCTGGTGCCAGCGCGGCATGGGCCAACTACCAGCAGGAAGCTGGCAACTATGCCCGGCAGATGGGCGACACGGTCACCACGGTCATCGGAGGGTTCGAGGATGCCTGGGTGCGGTTTACCGACACCGGCAAGCTGAGCTTCTCTGACCTGACCAAGTCGGTACTGGCCGACCTGTCCCGGATCCAGATCAAGCAGGCCATCGTTGGCATCGGCAACTGGATCAGCGGCTCCTTTGCGGCGCAGTCCGGTTCGATCAACACGGCCGGGAACACGGCTGTCACTCAGGGCACGTCGACCATCAACGACGAGCTGTTCCAGCGCCTGATGCGGAACGGCAAGGCCGACGGCGGGTACACCGGCGACGGCGCCAAGCATGATCCACGCGGAATCGTTCACGCGGGCGAGGTGGTCTGGTCACAGGCCGACGTCGCGCGCGCGGGTGGCGTCGGGATCGTGGAGGCGATGCGCCTTGGCCTGCGCGGGTATGCGAATGGTGGCGTGGTGGGTGCGCCGCGCGCTGCAGCCGCGGCAATGGCACGCGGAGCAGTCAACGTCTACATCGACGGCGCCAAGAGCGACTCCGGCGGGGTTCAGGCAGAGATGGGCCCCTCCGGCGACCTCGACATCAGGGTCTCCCTGCGCGAGCTGATACGGGGCGAGATCCGCGGGGGATCGTTCGACAACGACTTCCGCGGCCGGTATGGGCTCACCTACAGGGGGAACCGAGGTGGTTGATCTCTACATGCCATCAAGCATCCCCGATCCCGAGAACGAGAGCCTGGAGTTCGCGCCGCACGGTGAGGACGTCATGCGATCGACCATGGGTGCGGGGACGAAGACACGGCCGGTACGCACCAGCTCACTCGAGACGTTCAAGTGCCGGCTCTACCTGACCCCGGCGCAGCTGAAGACGCTGATGGACTTCTACAACATCAGCGCCCGGCGAGTGCTGCCGTTCTACTGGTGGGACTGGCGCTGGTCCGGCGCCGGGCAGAGCCAGGCCACCTACAAGTTCATGGCGCGACCGAGCTACGTGAAATGGCAGGACATGTGGCGGGCGGAGCTGAGCCTTCTGATCGTGGCCAGCTATGAGGGGCAGTTCCTGCTCGACATCTACGACACCAACAACTGGCCGACTACCTGATGCCACGCGTCCTCTCAGCCGCAGCCGCCAGATCCATTCTGGCGGAGGACACGGCCGAAACCTGGCTGTGCCTGCTCACCATCACCCACCCGGATCTGCAGACGATCCGGATCGTCAACAACACCGAGCCTGTGGCACGGGGAAGTACCGTCTGGCAGCCGTACCCGTTCGAGGCATCTTTCCCCGACGACACGGACGACGCGACGCCGAACGTATCCCTGCGCATCGACAACGTCGACCGCGACATCACCCGGCAGATCAAGGCGCTGCAGGGGCCGCGCCCGCAGGTGCGTCTCGAAGCCGTGCTGGCGAGCCAGCCCAGCACCGTGGAGATGGGGCCGTTCAACTTCACCGTGCTGCAGGTGGACTTCGACATCATGGAGCTGAGCGTGCAGATCGGCTACCAGGAAGACTTCCTCAACCAAGGCGTGCCCGCGCAGACCTACACCCCGTCGAATTCGCCCGGGCTGTTCGTATGAGGAAGTGGATCGGCATCCCCTACCAGGGCGACAAGTTCTGCCGGGAGTTCGCCCGCATGGTGCTGGCGGAGCAGGGCATTCCCATGCCCGACGTGGCGGCGCCTGCCGATGCCACCGGCTGGGCCGAGGTCGAGGTGCCGGAGCGCTTCGACGTGGTCGTCTTCAACAGCGCAGGCAGGCCCTGGCACGTCGGTGTGTGCATGGGCAGCGGCGAATTCCTGCACGTGGAGCTGGGCCGCACCAGCCGCATCGAGCGGCTTGGCTCTCCCATGTGGGAGGCGCGCATCGCCGGCTTCTATCGCTACATGGGGAAGAAAGATGAATGAAGTTCCGCTGCACCTGCGGGGGCACGAGTTCGATGCGCCAGGCGTGGTCTATGCCCAGCCCGGGCAGACGCTGCTGCAGATGCTCAGGGATGCCGCCGGCGGCGCGGAGATCTCCGCCGACGTCGTGGTGCGGGTGGGCGGCTACATGGTGCCGCGCGAGGCATGGGGACGCCTGCGGCCGAAGGCGGGCGTGCGTGTCGATGTTCTGCGGCAGGGTCTGGCCAAGGGCGGTGCGCGGCAGATCCTGGCCGCGGTGGCGATGATCGTGGTGGCGTACTTCGCACCCGGTTGGGGTGCCGCGCTGGCAAAGGGCGCGGGCTGGAGCGCGGCCGCCGGCAATGCGATCGCCTCGGGCATCACCCTTGCCGCTTCGCTGGCGGTGAACTCGCTCGTGTCCGTCCCGACCGCCGCCGGCGGTGGATCGGAGACGCAGAAGGCATGGAACGCACTGACCGGCAACTCCAATCAGATCAACCCTTACGGGGTCATTCCGCTGGTGCTGGGCGAGCACCGCCTGTTCCCGCCGCACGCGGCCATGCCCTACACCGACGTGGTCGGCTACACCGCCTATCAGTGCTGCATGTTCGACCTGGGCTTCGGCGTCATCACGGTGTCCGACATGCGCATCGGCGACACCCCGGTGGAGAGCTTCAACGCGTTCTGGTCGGAGTTGAACTGGCCGGGCTCAGCTGCGGCCACGCTCTACACCAACGACATCGATGAGCAGGCCGTCAACGCGACGATGAACAGCGAGGGCGACCAGGTGACGCGCACGACCGCGCCCGGCGTGGATGCCATCAGCCTGGACCTGCTGTTCTCCAACGGCCTGAAGGTGTTCGGCGACTCGCTGGACAAGGGCTGGCCCATGTGGGTGCTGTGGCGGGTGGAGTACCGCGCCGTGGGCACGACGGCCTGGCTGCCTCCGCCGACGCCGCGGCTGTCGAAGCTGGTCAGCAGCTGGACGCCCGGCGCGAGCGAGTACCCGACCACCGCGCCGGGCCCGGGGCTGTTCCTCACCTGGGACCAGACCCGTGATCCTTTCGCGTCGGGCATCGCCTGGGACGTGGCCAACGGCCAGTACGAAGTGCGGGTCACGCGGGTGGCGAGGAAAAACCAGACCAACCGGACGTGGGCAGATGGGGCGATCTGGACCTCCTTCCGCAGCATCCGCTACACCAACCCAAGCACCACGGGCACGCTCAAGCTCAACGTGCGCGTGAAGGGCACCGACCAGCTGTCCGGGACGCTGCAGTCGTTCAGCGTGCTGGCCCAGCCGCACATCCCGGTTTACCGGCGCAACTCGAACAGCTGGGCGAACCAGATGTCGCGCAACCCGGCGTGGGTGGCCTACTGGCTGATGACCCAAAGCCCGGCACTGGCCGAGCACGTGCCGGCGTCGCGCATCGACCTCAACTCCTTCGCCGACTTCGCGGCCTTCTGCGATGCCAACGAGCTGGAGTGCCGAATGGTGGTGGATGCCCAGCTGACCGCGAGGGATCTGCTGAGCAAGGTGCTGGGCACCGCTCTGGGCGACATCGGCAACCGGGACGGCCGCTACTGCGTGGTGTTCGACCGGAACGTCAGCGAGGCAACCGCGGAGCTGTCGCCCCTGGACATCAAGGAATTCAGCGCCAGCCGGCAGTTCATCAAGGTGCCCCATGCGCTGCGGGTGCAGTTCAAGAACCCGCAGGCGGACTGGCAGGACGACGAGATCATCGTGGTGCAGGACGGCTACAGCTACCGCGGACGCGATGCTCGGGGCCAGGCCTCGACCGATCCGGCTGCCACGCTGTTCGAGACGTTCCAGCTGGAGCAGGCCATGCTGCCCCAGCAGGCATGGCGCCTGGCGCGCTACCACCTCGCTCAGGGCCTCTACCGCAGCACCGTCTACAGCTTCACCACCGACATCTCCGGGCTGGGCATCGTCCGTGGGGACGTGGTGGATGTCGCGCACGACGTGGCCGAGTGGGGCACGGGTTGGGGGCGAGTGGTCAGCTTGACCACCGGAACCCCCGACGATGCCGAGGGCGCCACCCTGAAGCTCGACACGGAGATCTACAGCGACCCCACCAAGCTCTATGGCATCCAGACGCGCACGGCCAGCGGCGGCAAGCGCAAGGTGAACTGCAGGCCGCACAGCGCGTTCACCGATACGTTCTACCTGGAGAGCAGGCCGGCCGGTACGGCTGCCGGTGATCGGGTGGTGCTGGGCGAGCGCGGGATCGAGATGACTACCCTGATCATCACCGGGGTGAGGTACTCCGAAGACCTGTCGTCCTCGTTCACCGCCGTAGCCTACGACGCGCGCGTCGATCCCTACTGGAAGAACCCGCCGGCGGAGATCATCAGCGAGGTCAGCGGGCGCAACTATGGCCTGCCGGCGGCGCCGCAGGTGACCGTCGCGGTGTCGTCGCCCGTCAACGATGAGGTGGACGACGCGGGTATTCCCACCGCTGTCGTGCGCATTGGCACGGCGCCGCGGCACGGCTACGCCACAGTGACGGAGGCGTTGTAATGTCGGTTCCAATCGCCTCGTACGAACTGCGATTCCGCGCAGTCGGAGCTCCCGACGCAGCCTGGCAGTACCGAAGCCAAGTGGCGGGCACGGTATTTGTGGTGCGCGAGCTGCAACGCGGCACGCCCTATGAAATGCAGATGCGTTCGGTTGGCACCAACGGCCGCGCATCAGCCTGGGTGGATGTAGCTGTCGACGTGCCTGACACCAACCGCATCGGCGCCGCGGCGCTGCCCAACATCGGGAACCAGCAGTCGATGTGGGACATGACCACCTCGGTGACCTTCGCCGCATCCAGCGACGCTGCAGGTGCGTCGGTGGCCACCATCAGCGTGACGGCAGGGACACTGATCATCGGCTCGGTGCAGGTCTCCTACGCCGCCAGCAGCGCCACCCTGACCGGCACCGCCGGGCAGAAGGTCACTGTCTACCTGTACTACGTCGATCCGCAGCTGGTCGGCGGCAGCCGGCAGCTGATGCTGACCACGAACATCGTCGAAACCGCGAACGCCAACGGCAACGTGGCGATCAGCTCTCTTCAGATCACCTTTCCTGCTGCCGGATCCTCTGGCAGTGGTGGCGGCGGCATCGGTGGGGGGGGCGGCAGCGGCGGGTCCAGAAATCCTGCGTTTGAGGAAGTTCCGCTATGAGCTATGTGAAGAGAGAGGGCTTGCCGGTCGCCGGAGGCGAGACGGCGGTCGAGTTGGACACCGGGGAGCTGGTGGCCGTGGTGTGCACGCGAACGCTGCTCGGCGGCCAGATCCTGTTCCGCGGCCAGGCGCGCGCTGTGACCGCCGCTGGAGAGCCGGTGGTTGGCGCCGATGGGCTGCCGATCGCGCGTGAGTTCCAGCACACCGACCCGAGGCCCGGCAAGGCCGACGAGGTGGCCAGGGACGTCCTGCTGGCGCTGCTGGGCGAGCCGCCGGAGCTGGTTGCCTGGTCTGCCCAGGTGCTGCTGGACGTGAGCATTCGCCAGGCGCTGCAGCTGGCCAACATCAATACCGGGGCGGTGGACGCCTCGGCAGTCCTTTAGGAGCTTCATTCGATGACAATTATCGATGGCCGCCAGGTGATTCCAGCATCGGACCTTCCCCAACGGCCGGCTGGGCGCAATGATGTGGTAGTTGGTGTCACCCGATCGGGCCAGAGTCTTTCCGCCTTTCCTGTTTCTGCACTTCCGACGCCTGACGCCGCTCAGGCAGAGCTGGACGCGTTGAAGGCAGGCCAGCAGACGAGCGCGATTTATGCCGACACCCTGCCTGATCTGCAAGCTGTTCTGGGCACCTACGTTGGGCAGGGGGGATTCGTCAACAACGGCGTTGGCGCGGGCCAGTACATCTGGAGTGGTTCGGCGTGGGTGTTCTCTCGTGCGGATGTGTTTTCTCAGAAAGCCGACAAGACGGCGCTCGCAGCCACGAACCAGAAGTTCGAGCCACTCGAACGAATTGGGAACCAGATCGCACCGTTCACCGTGTTGGATGCTTCCGGGCGAGTCCTCGCAACCCTGACGGGAGAGGAGACAACCGTATTCAACTACGAGCGTCTTGCCGATGTGGACGCACCGGTTCCGCTGATTGTTGATGGCCAACAGCGAGTGCTTCAGTACATGCCCGGCGAACTGCCCAGTGATGAGCCGGTGGATGCTGACGTGCGAAGTATTCAGTTCCCTGAGCGGATGCGGAAAACCCAACTGTTTCGATCCGGACGTGAGGCTGGTGTACCGCTGCGGCTGTCGTTGGCGGTGATCGGAGACAGCTGGGTGGACGTCACGCCTTACTGGCTGGAGAACTTCAGTCGCCGCATGCGGACTCGCTATGGTGACGGTGGTATCGGGTATGTGGACTTTGGAAGTGGCGTGTTTCTTCGCGAGGGCCTGACACGAACCATTTATGGTTTCGAACGCGGCGACGAGACAGTTCCGGGGCCGGCGATCTACAGCCAGTTCGCTTCCGCGAATGCTGGCTATACGCTCAACGTTGTTGGTGCTCAGCCGCTCGCAAGTGCCCGGTTGTTCTGGATTGGCCGCGCCGGAGGGGTCTGCCGCTACCGATGGAACGGCGGACCTTGGACTACGCTGAACGTCCAAGCTGAAGGGACAAATTTCACTGACCTGTTGCTTGCACCGATCGATGCGGTTGATTACAGCTTCGAGGTTCAGTGGGTCTCTGGAACCATTGAGCTGTGTGGCATCGATCTGAAATCAGAATCGCCAGGTTTGGTTATCCATAAGCTCGGGAACTCTGGAAGTCGAGCGGATGACTGGATCGGCGTTGATGCACAGCACTGGCAGCGCGGTATCACCGGAATTGCCCCGGACGCGGTGATCATTCTTCTGGGCACCAACGACAAGAGCCAGGGAATCGGCGCGGATGTTTTCGCTGATGAGATTGGGGTTCTGGTTGGTCGAATTCGTGCAGCGTTGCCAGACACTAGCTCAGTTCCGGGGCCGGATGTAATGGTGGTTGTTCCCTCGCAGGTCTGGCGCAGTACTGCGATGCCAATGGGGGACTATCGCGATGCCGTGTTGGCATGGGCTAGAAGCCAAGACGTTGCGGTTACTGACCTCATTGACGCCGTGGGTGACCCCTACACGCGCCGCACGTGGTTCGATGCGGACGGGGTGCATCCAACTCCCGACGGCGGGGGACTGGTCGTCGCTGGTCGAATTTTTGAAGCACTTCATTCCTAGGGCGCAACCAAGATGGCCAATTACATTACGGGAGCGGCAATCCGCAGCCCCGTCCAGGGCAGCTCTGCCAACCCACGATTCCGGCGAGATCAGATGCTGGATGATGACTCCAACGACGGTGTTCGCTTCCTGTTCGATCTGGGTTTTCCGTTCTCCTATCCGGGCGGCCCTGTTGAGGGGCGGCCGAGTGCAGGGCCTCCAGGTAACGGAGCGAACATCTACGATGTTGCGGAAAATGAAAACGGGATTTTTGTAGCCTCTGCGTCGGGTACTGGATACTCCGGCGGCGGTTTCAATTTCTCCGGTGTGAGTGACAGATTCCACGAAGTCCGCGCACCGCAATCGGCCCTGGTATCGATTCTTGTGTCCGCGCTGCAGCACTTCGCCGTCTGCTTCTATGCAAGGCTTCCGACGCTTGCCGACTGGTACTCCGGCACGGGCATGATTCCTCTGTTCTGCACGAATGGGCACTTGCAAGGTTATGCGGGGGCGCCTGATCTGCTGTCCATTGGCCTGCGCTCAGGCGGTCAGATCCAAGCTGCACGGTCCACAACTGCAGTGGGGACGGCTGAAACTCGCAACATCACCGTCCCCGAAGGAATGGCTGGTCGCGTCAGCCAGATCCTCTACTATCGCAATGGGAGCAAGACTGAGCTGAGGATCAAGAACATCGGCGGGACGCTGAATGCAGAGGCCGCAAGCGGCGCTCCGTCAACGCTCGACCTCAGTGCATGCCTCGCTCGATGGGGTGTGTGCCAGGCACTATGGGACTTCAGCAGCAAGCCTTCTCTGGCCACGGCGAAGAGGTGGCGTCTGTATCGCGGGTTCGTCGAGAATCTCGAGATCAGCGGACGCAATCCGACGGTGGTAGCGGATGCCGACTACAAGCGCGTCATTGCGCGCGGTATCTTCAGCTGATAACGGTGCTGAATCTCAGAATCACGCAACAAGATTCAGAAGCTGGGCGCGGTTGTTCCGCGGGGTGTTCACTGCCCGGCTGACCCTGTACGCCTCCATGGACGGGGGCGTGCTGGCCAGCAGCATGGCCATGGCGTCGTCCGGGCTGGCTGCCATCCATTCATCGATCTGGCCGGGCTGCAGCCACACCGGCATGCGGTCGTGGATGTCGGCCGATACGCCGCTGCTGTCGCCGGTGATGATGGTGAAGGTGCCCAGGTTGCCATCGGGCAGCAGCGGGCTGGTGTCTTCCCACAGGCCGGCCGCCAGTAGTGGGGCGGCGGCGTGGATGAACCACGGATCCTTCTTCCCGTCCTCTGGGTTCTCCGACCACTCGTAGTACCCGGCCATGGGGATGATGCAGCGACGCTTCTTAAACGCCGCCCGGAACGCGTTCTTCTCGGCCACCGTCTCGATGCGGGCGTTGATGGTCTTGCCCTGCAGGCCCTTCGCCTTGGCCCAGAAGGGCAGCAGGCCCCACGCCAGCCGGGTGACCTGTCGGCCTTCGCCGCGGTCGAGGATGACCGACGCCCGTTGGGTGGGCGCCAGGTTGAAGCTGGGCTGGATGTCGGCCAAGCCGGGGGCGAGGTCCGCCAAACCTGGCAGGCCGAAGCCGACAACGGGGAGCTGGACGAATCGGCCGCACATAGCCGAAGGGTATGCCCGCAACCGTGCGTGACGCGTATAGATTGGTGATCTGGCAGGCCTTAGCTGCCGCCAAGCTTCACTGTCATGTGAAGCTGTCATTGTTCCGTTTCCGCAGCACGTTGTGCCGGTAACGTGACGGCTTCCGGGCTTGACTGCGCAGCCCGTTCCGGCAGGTCCAAAGCGTCCAAGCGCGGCGCCGATGGCATGATCCTTGCGCCGCAAGGGATTACCAAATTTCACTACATTTGGCGTTGACGGCCCCCATCACCCCCACTATCTTGAGCCCGCCGCTCAGGGATATTGACTTCCCTACTTTCTAGGCGGCAGAAACGCAAAACCCCAAAGGCCTTCTTTCCAGGACTGCCTTCAGGGTTGCGCAAAACTCAACTTGTTTTACCGGTGACATGGCCACCAAGAGAACTCTGGTCGTTTCAGTCGATCATTGTTCCCGTTCCATTGTCTAGCAAAGTATTGCTTGGCAATAAGAACGGCGTTGATCTTATCGCCTTTAGGAAATAGGTCAACGGTTTGGTGGTTCATGTCTCCGCTCTACGGAGACCCGTAAATGAAACAATTTCAAGATGTTACGAGCGATTTCGGGCCTAAGAAATTCCCGAAAATGGAACGGATTTCACTGTCCCATCTGAGTGAGGTCACCGCTGTTCCAGCATGGGGTCAGCACGCGGCAGCAAACCAGACCCCGGCATCGCCGATTCCAATGCTGTTGCCCGGTCCAGTGGCCGTCCACGTCGATGGCATCCGGTACTTCACCCCCACCGACCTCGGCCGGCGTAAGGGTCTTTCTGCCCAGGCATTCAACCGCCTGCTGGTGGAGCATGGCCTTCAGGAGAAGCGTGACGGTCAGTGGTGCGCGACTGAGGCTGGCAAGGCCTTCAGCGTGCTGCTGCAGGTCCACAAGAAGCAGCTTGCTGGCACGGACGTGCAGCAGCTGAAGTGGAAGGAGAGCGTGCTGGATCACCTGGACGACCCGGCCTGATCCACCCCCCTGCGGCCGCCTTCTGGCGGCCGCAGGTTTTGCGCCAAGCACGGGCCTCTGGCCCGCGCATCAGCATCGCGCCGGCGGGATCTCGTGCACGGAGGTCGTGTAGTTCGGCGAGAGCATGTGCTGCCGCATGCCCCACGCTGGCCGCGCCTGCCAACCCGATGCGCCAAGGCCGGCCGTGCCGCGGCCGAACTTCTGGTTGATCCGGTCCATGGTGGCCATCAGCCTCTCGTTGCCAACCACAGTCGGCCCGAACAGATCCGCCTGCAGCTCATCCGGCCGGGCCAGGTCGAGCAGCGCCACGCCTGCCTTCTTGTATCCAATGCCGTCGCGAAGCAGGCCGCGCAGCAGCTTGCGCACGACGCCCAGCACCACGGTGGTGTCTGCGGTCGACGCGGGCAGCCCCACTGTCCTGCTTGCGTTGTGCTGCCGCAGCTCCGGCCGGAACACGTCGGACTGTGCGAACACCCAGACGCCGGCGGTGACCAGTCCTCGGGCGCGAAGCTTCTCGCAGGCCCGCACGGCGAAGGTGGCCAGCGCCTGGGCCACGGCTTCGTGGTCCTCGACTCGGTCAGCGAACGATCGGCTGACCATGATCTGCTGGCGGTCCGGCTCCACTTCCTCCAGCTCCATGCAGGGATGGCCCTGCAGCTCGCGCTGTGTGCGCGCCAGCGTCACCCCGAAGGTAGCCAGGATGTCGTCCGCCGGCGCATCGCGCAGACCGGCGGCAGTCGTGATGCCCATCGCCTCCAGCCGCGGCGCCAGCCGGCGGCCAACGCCCCACAGATCCCCGACAGGGAAGGTCCGCAGCACCGAGTCTCGGTAGGCTGCGTCGCCGAGGTCGATCACGCCGTCGGCGCTCTTGGCCACCTTGTTGGCCAGCTTGGCCAGCGTCTTCGTGGGCCCGATGCCGATGCAGTTGGGAATGCCGGTCCATCGGTGCACGCGCTGCCGCAGATCCCGGGCGAACCGCTCGCGGTCCCGCACACCCACCAGATCGATGAAGCTCTCATCGATGCTGTAGACCTCCACCCGCGGCGCGGCTTCTCGCAAGATCGTCACGACGCGGGCGCTCATGTCGCCGTACAGGCCGAAGTTGGCCGAGCGCATCTGCAGTCCGTGGCGGCGCACCAGGTGTTTCAGCTCGTGGGCCGGCTGGCCCATCTTGATGCCCAGCGCCTTGGCCTCTGCCGAGCGCGCGATCGCGCAACCATCGTTGTTGCTCAGCACCACCAGCGGCACGCCGCGCAGCGACGGCTGAAACACGCGCTCGCAGCTGGCGTAAAAGTTGTTGCCGTCAACGAGCCCGAACACGGCCGCCTCGGCGCTTGATCTGGCGGACGACCCCCACCACGGCAAACACCTCCACCTCGGTGGCCTGCTCGAGCACGATGGGCGGGAAGTCTGGGTTGGCCGAGTGCAGCTCCATGTGGCTCTCGAACAGCTGCAGCACCTTGCAGGTGGGCTGGTTCCCGTCCCAGATGGCAATGACCAGGTCACCGGCCAGAGGGGTCACCGACCGGTCCACCACCAGGATGTCCCCGTCGCTGACGCCAGCGCCGCTCATGGACCAGCCATCGGCCCGGTACAGGAAGGTGGCGGCGGGGTTGCGTACCAGCAGGCGATGCAGGTCGATCGCATCGTCCATGAAGTCGTCGGCCGGCGACGGGAAGCCCAGCCGCGCGCGCGCTGCGGCCAGGGGCACGAACTGTGCCGGACTGTCGATCAGCGCGGGGCCGATGGGCAGCGCCAGGGTGTGGGGAAAGGGTAGGGACTGCATGGGCGTACTCTCGGAGCGGCGTGTCTCACGAGTCGAGACGGCACGCATCTTAGTACAATTACTAACGGCTGGCCGTGAGCGTGGAGAGTCCGGTTGCTGAGCGCGTTTCGCTGCAGCGGCCGCCGCCGGCACGCCAGTCGCGGCCTCCGCGACAGGGGGCGGGGATCCTGCAGCAATGGCGAAATGGCAGAAGGATCAGGCCTCATTGGAGGCGCAGGCTGCGGCCAAGCTGGAGCAGGCATCGGATCTCGAACGGGATACCTCGGGGAGCTGGCGGTCCCGTGCGCGCCGGCAGCGAAGTGCACAACGGCTGCGGCAGGCGGCCAGCGGACACCAGCGCGCCGCCAGTCGGCTGGCAGGCCTGGACATGCCGGACGACCTGCCGTTCTAGAGGCCCGCTCCCTTGCGGATCTGCAGCACCGTGGCGCCCGCTCCGGTGAGCAGTTCAAGCAGCGCCTCTACGGCAGCGCGCTTCTCCGCGTCGTACTCGAAGAAGTTGTAGTGCCGCTTCTGGACGCCGCTCAGGCCGTGAGACTGCAGGTGGCCACGAACTTCCTCGGACAGGCCCAACGCCGCGAGCCGCGTTTCCACTGTGCGCCGCAGGTCGCCTGGCGTGAAAGGCGATGCCAGTTCCTCGGTGGCCACCATGCTGGCCACCACCGGGTCCATGATTCCCCGGAACTCGTCATAGGTGGCAGGCACCTTGCCGCCGGTGAGCGAGAACAGATGCGGCCCGGAGCCGTCGCCGCGCAACGTGGCGAGATCGGTGGCCATGCGGGGGAGCAGTGGCACCAGGTGCACACGTGGCAGGCGCCGCCGGCCCTTGATGTCGAGCAGGCGGACAGAGCCGGTACCGGTGTCCGCGTCGTGGTCGTGATCTGACCATTGCAGCCGGATCAGCTGCGCGATGCGCTGGCCGCCTGTCAGCAGATGGAAGCGCAAGAGCGCGCCTTGCCGCCCGGGCATGGCATCGATCCGTCGCCAGTAGGCACGGAGCTCTGCCACCGAAAGAACCCGGTCGCGCGGCTGACCACTGTCGAGGGTTGCCAGATCGCGCGCTGGGTTCCTGGATACGTTGAGCGCGCGCAGTGCGTCAGGGGCGGCGGCATCCTGCTTGGCCGCGATCGCCGCCGCGTATGCCGCACGCAGGTACGAGCGGATCTTTCCACCCTCGCGCAGCTTCTTGCCGCGCACCATGCGGGACAGGATGGGGAGCAGATCGTCCAGCTCGAGCTCGGACGCTGGGCGTGCCCACAGCGCCGGCCATGGCTCTTCGATGTGGCGCTTGATGGACGCGCGCGTGGCGGCGGCGGACACCTTGCCGGCATCTTCCAGGCTCTGGGCATAGGCCATCATCAGGGCGCCCAGCGTTGCACCGGATCGGCGGGTCGATTCGGCCAGAGCGTCGGACTTCGCGCGCTCTGCTGCCGCAGCCTCGGCCTCCATCGCCCCGCGAAGATCCCGGTCGCCAGCCTGGTACCGGCGGGACAGCGTTGCTGCTGCCTCGCGCGCCGCGGTCAGGGCCAGGCCCGTGCCGATCAGCAGACGGTCGCGCTGCCCGTTGGGCTTCGTGTAGCGGTAGTAGAACCGCAGCTGCCCGCCCGCCAGCTTGCGCACGTCCAGGCAGCCGGTGCCGCGCGGGGCCGGGTCGGAGGCCCATTCGCCGACCGGCAAAGCGGCCAGTCCCTTCGCTGTAAGCATTCCCTTCATCGCGCCCAT